TTGCGAAGATTGTTTTTTCTGCTTCTTCGTGCAGATCGTGTGTGATTTCTCGTAGACTCATAATATGTATATTTAATTCTTTAATTTGAACTTCAAAAGAAAAATCAGGAGGTCTTTCTCCTGATCTAATTTAACAGTATATATCTGTTCATTTTGCCTTTGAAAATGCCATCTTTGGCCTAATGGGCCAAACAAACTTTCTAGATATGCTATCAAGGTTCTTTTTCCTTTTTTCCCAGAAGTTTGATTGCCGCTTCTACAATCAAAAAGAGTTAGCCAATATTGAAATCTCTTTGTGCCAAGATCAGTGTATTTTATAACTCTGATATCTTCTTGATTCATGCATCTGGTTCAATGGTTACCACTAAAGGAAATCCATTTTGTCTTGCAGCCTGAGTAGAATCGATGCCTTTTTGTTCGGCGATTTCGTGTGTATAGATTCCTGCTACCGCACTACCCGTGTTGTGTATTTCCAAGGTAATGTCTTTGGCTCGATCCTGTGCGTGTTTGAATATTTCAGTTAACACTTCGATGACAAATTCCATAGGAGTTTTATCATCGTTCAGCAATACAACTTTCCATAGCTTTGGTGGCTGTAAGGAAACTGTTATTTTTTCATCAATTTTTAAATCAGTGGACATATTTTTATTTGCTCCAAATTAGGGGAGTAAGTCTCCCCTAATTAATTACTTAATTTCCACAATATCAATGATACGTGGTTTTTCGGATTCCGGAACGTTACGGAAAAGTTGAATTCTCAACATACCGTTTCTAATCTCGGCTACCTTAACTTCCATGTGCTCTGCTAAAGTAAAAGTTTTTTCAAAGTCTCGTGTAGCAAGTCCACGATGAAGGTACATGGCATCTCCTAAAGACATTTCTTTAGATTCGCCAAATACGCTCAATTGATTGCGCTCGACTTCTACTCGAATTTCTTCCTTCTCAAATCCAGTAATTGCAATTTGAATTTCGTATTGGTCTTCATTCCATTTGAGGATATTAAATGGAGGATAGTTGGTAGACACTTGGTTGGCAAATCTGCGTTCCATTTGGTCAAACATTGTGTCAAATCCCACAAGTGCTCTGCTCAGTGTGTCTAATCTCGATAGTTGATTGTTGTTCATAATAGTCTCCTTATAAAGTAAGAACAATGGGGGCCTCGAAAGTACCCCCTATTTGACAATTAGCTAAACTTAGTTTCAGTAAACGTAGCGTCTACCACATTGTCATCTGCTTTGGCTTCTGGTTGAGGCGCCTGAGCTGCCTGTTCCTTGGCCTGCTTTTTATCCAATAATGTTTTCATTGCCGGATAAACCTTGTTGAGTTCTTCAGTGATCTTTTCAGGGTCTGTGCCTTTGGTAGCTTCTTCTACTGCTTTGATCACTGTTTCTAACTCAGTGATTTCTGTTTCAGAAAGTTCTGAACGGAACTCTTCTAGATCTTTACGTACTTCGTGCATCTGTGCTTCAGCACCATTACGTGTTTCAATCAGTGTACGTGCTTTCTTATCTGCTTCTGCATTGACTTCAGCATCTTGAACCATACGCTCGATTTCTTCTTTGCTCAATCCACTATCTGATTTAATAGTGATTTTGTTTTCTTTGCCGGTGTTTTTGTCTTTGGCGCTGACGTGCATGATACCGTTGGCGTCAATGTCAAAACTCACTTCAATCTGAGGTTGTCCTCTGCGTCCTGGTGCAATACCTTCTAGGTTAAACTCGCCTAGTAACTTGTTATGTTGTACGAGTTCGCGTTCACCTTGAAACGCTTTGATGGTCACAGCAGGCTGGTTGTCTTCTGCTGTAGAGAATGTTTGACTAGCTTTAGTTGGGATAGTTGTATTCTTTTGCACCAGCTTGGTCATAATGCCACCCATGGTCTCAATGCCTAGACTCAACGGTGTAACATCCAACAACAAAACGTCATTGCGATCACCACCTAGAACAGCACCTTGAATGGCGGCGCCTGCGGCCACAGCTTCGTCGGGGTTAACATCTTTACGGGGTGCTTTGCCAAACAGTTGCTCAACAGCTTCTTGTACTTTAGGCATACGTGTTTGACCACCAACAAGAATAACTTCGTCGATGTCAGTGGCGGTAATGCCTGCATCTTTCATAGCTGTGCGGCAAGGTGCTAGACTACGTTCGATTAGATCAGCTACAAGACTTTCTAGTTTTGCACGGGTGATCTTTACCACTAGATGTTTAGGACCACTAGCATCAGCTGTAACGTATGGAAGATTGACTTCTGTTTGTGCAGAACTCGATAATTCAATCTTGGCTTTTTCAGCAGCATCTTTTAAACGCTGTAGGGCAAGCATATCTTTCTTGAGATCGATTCCGGAATCTTTCTTGAATTCATCAACTAGGAATTCCATAATGCGTTGGTCAAAATCTTCACCACCTAGAAAGGTGTCACCATTGGTGCTTAGTACTTCGATTTGTTTGTCGCCTTCCACGTTCGCGATCTCAATGATCGATACGTCGAAAGTACCGCCACCAAGATCATAAACAGCAATCTTCCTGTCAGCTTTATCAGACTTATCAACGCCATAACTAAGAGCTGCCGCAGTAGGCTCGTTAATAATACGCAGTACCTCCAAGCCGGCAATCTGTCCAGCATCCTTGGTAGCTTGTCTTTGGCTGTCGTTAAAGTACGCAGGAACTGTGATAACTGCTTGAGTAACTTCATGACCTAAATAATCCTCCGCTGTCTTTTTCATTTTACGCAGAACTTCTGCTGAAATCTGCGGAGGAGCAAGACGTTGTTCTCCTGCCTTGACCCAAGCATCACCATTACCGTTTTGGATAATTTCATAAGGCATCAGGTCGATGTCCTTTTGAACTGCATCCTCAGTGAATTTACGACCAATCAAACGCTTGGCAGCATAGATGGTGTTTTTGGGATTTGTTACTGCCTGGCGTTTTGCGCTGGCACCAACTAGAATTTCATTGTTGGTGTAGGCAACCACGCTGGGTGTAGTTCTAGCACCTTCTGAATTCTCAATAACTTTGGGAATTCCATTTTCGACGATAGCCACGCAAGAATTCGTGGTGCCGAGGTCAATACCGATGATCTTAGACATAATATCTCCTTATAAAGTAAGATCTAAATTGTGAGCACTATGCTCTGTAAATTGCCCTATTGGTACAATTTACGATTTTATTTATCTTTGATGTGCCAACGGTTGAAAAAGTTCACCGTTGATACTACTAGCAGTTCGTAATTTTTTATAAACATTCTGAACACCTACTGCTTGATTCCAAGCATCTTCAAGGGCATGATGTTTTAGTACAGGAGGCCGGTTAGGATTGATTCCAATGTCAAATATAGTGCGAGTATCGCGTACTTCCCAGAAACTCCAAGGAATAGCTTTGCCTATCTTGCGAAAATAATGTTCTAAAATAATAACATCAAATCCTGCACCATGACTCCATACTCGCTTGCCGCCCCAACAAAACTTATACAGTTGTGTCATTGCTTCTTCGATAGAAATTCTATTTGCAGGATCAAATGCTTCGTCCTGAGCAGCTTGGCTTTGATTGGACCACCAGTCTAAGGTAGCCTGACTAACCGTAGCACCAATCCGATCACAACTATCAACATCAACACGGACATAAAATTTCTCACATTTTGGGTCATTAACATCGTCACCAAACGGATCAAATTTAACTGCTCCGATAGTAAGGATAGTTGCGGTGGGGAGTACGTCTAGCGTCTCCAAGTCAATCATAATATCTGTGTTCATACAGCTATTATACTACCTTTCTGACCAATGGTCAATAGATTAAAACATTTTTTTAGGAAGTTGTTGTTCTCTGAGCTTTTTATTCCAACGTGCTTTGGCTGCGCCAGCTTTGCGTTTGCGCTCAGTTGTGGGTTTTTCATAAAATTCACGGGCACGTAGTTCTTCCAAAAGTCCACTGTCGTCTATTTTCTTTTTGAATCTTCTTAGAGCTTGATTGATATTTTCGTTTTCTTTGACAAAAACGGTATTACCAGTTAGTCTAATTGTATTATTGTTGTTCATAAGTTCCTATTACGGTTTCTAATAATTTGATGCAGTCATCAATACTATATATAGCCTTTGTATTGACCTTAGCTAGGTTTTTTAGTATCCCAAAATAAGATGAATTACGTTGTGCAGCCATATAACCAGTTATTAACTGATTTTCGTGTTCCGCATTAAAGATTATATGGTGACTCTTGTGTTTTTTATCAAACAACCAATCTGGACTACTGTTGTTCCAGATATAAAGAACCACCATTGGTAAATTATTGATTTTCGACAATGCTGTAGATAATAATTGTGTTTGGTCAGCGGTAAGATTGACCAGCAACAATCTCACACCATCGTAGGCTACGTCATCGGGATCGGTGACCAAAATCACTTTACTGTTCATCTTTTTTTGCTTTCACACGTTGCCAAAGAGTGGACTTAGTCTGTTCTGCATTTTGAACGTATTCTACACTTCCTTGGTTTTCTTGATCTGCTGTGTCCCTTGTTTCTCCAACCAGGTCACTGTCTTTTTTTTTAGATTCGTCTGCGAGAACACGTTGTTCTTCTATCCATTTGGCAGCTTCGCCAGCAGCATCATCGTGATCAGGCTGCGGCCTTAGATAAGATTGCCAGGGTAGTTCTTTGATAACATTACGTTCAAAAAGTTTTCTCTGAAGTTTCAAACTGCTGTCAGGATGATCTGCTTTCCAACGGGTCATTGCAGATGCTTCACTTTCAGATGCTTGCGCCAATTCATCTTCATCAGTGTGCTCTTCTTCTGTCGGTTCCTCAGTTTTATGGACCTGTGGACCCACTCGAAATTCTTCCGGTACTTGACTTACCCACGGTTTTAAAAGATAAGGATGTTTTTCAAAAATACCCAATTCTCTGTCTTCGACTGATAGTGTTGGTCCTTGAACCGGGAATGGCCATAATGGGCTGCCGGCCGGAATAAAAGGTTCTGCTTTTATTTTGACATCTTGCTCTGCGGCTTCTTGATCTAATTGACGAGCACGTTCTTTGCCTTGTTCGAACCATTCTTTTACTGCTAACTCGTCGTCTTCTTCTCGAGCAGTTCGGAACCATTGAAAACTGTATTGACTGGCCAACAACAAGATCACTGCCAGAGGATCAAATACCGCAACAATAATAATGATTACCCAGGTGACAGCTTTTTCTAATAGATTGGCATCTGGATTGCTTCCGTAAATAAAAGAAGCTATGTATTTTATTGGTCCAACCTCGGCCTCCACTTTTCGAACCTCTGCCGCAATAGGTGCTCTCTCACTGTTAAGTGTAGAGATGGTCTTTTGCGATTGAGCAATTTCTTGAGTAATACGGCCGCGATCTTTTTGCTGGGCTTTACGAATTGCGACTGCTTTTTCGGCACCCTTTTCATCTGTTGAGCGACCCATAACTTGGTCCACTGCCTCATCAAGTTGTTTGAGAACTTTACGATTTGCATCTATATTTTCTTTTTCTGTTTTGATTTTCTCATCATAGACGGCAATCCTACTTTGTACGTCACCGCTTACAAGACTTTGATCACTATGTGCTTTTGATAGGAATCCAAAGATACCCATTGATGTTATCACCATTAGGATAGCAATGGCCGCAATTAGATACGACCTAATAAAAATAGGAGCACGGGCCCAATTTATCTTGAGCCATACGGTGGCAATTAATTTGCTGACCTCTAACACAACACCCATTACAATAATAGGTATAACTGCGGCCGCAAAGATTGAAACAAGGCCAGCCACGCTGTACCAAATTGCCACAGCAGATATAGTTAGTCCGCTTAGAAGAGCCAACCAGGCTATGATTTTATCACTTAGATTTATTTTCATTGAGCTAGTATTTACCGGCCTTTAATAAAGTTAAAAACTATACTAAATTTATTTAAAAAATATCAGCGCCATCATTACTGCTTGGACAATAAACCCCAATCCGATAGTAACTACATTGAGCATATCTTTTTGCACCGTGGCTTTAACAAACAACAAGGTCAGGCCGCCCCAACATAACAGCACAAGATCCACTGCGGGCATCTTGTCAGTTAGGCCGCTCATTACTGCAAACAGACTAGGAACAGTAGCAGCGTGTAAGACAATAACTGCCAACCAACCAAATGTTTCTGCTGAAATATGACTGACCTTAGCCGTAGCCCAAGTTTTAAATTCTTGAAGATTTTCAAATTGGGGTAACGGATTAAATTTATTTAGATTAGCCATTTGTTTTCTTTCCTTTGTAAAAGATATGATTACCGATTGATCCAATTTTTTCTAAAGGCCAACGAGGATTGACATAGTTAGCATGATAATACAATGCTTCTTTCATTACGTCAAGTCGAAAGCCTTCCAATAACACTTTCTTGGCCACAGCCATACTTTCATTATAAGCTGATTGGTTAACAGGTCTAGCTTTGTGAGCAGTGTCACAGTACCATGAGAATTGGCAAATGACTCTGTCTATCACTACTGACTTTTGAAAAACAACTGCACAGACATCTTTTGGGAACGAAGGATGAGCCGCCCTGTTCATAGTGACCTGTGCTACTGCTACTTTGCCTTCAAAGTTTTCGTGGCCTGCTTCGCGATAGATATTCATCGCTAGACATTCTAGTTGTCGTTCTCTAGTTTTGATTGACACAATATCAGGCGATGATAACATCTGACCCTCACGTAGCTTTGCCATTTTGGTCTGAGTAATACTTTGCACCAACATGGCTACTACAACTAAGCCCATAACATAGGCTGTAAATCTAAATAACTTTTCCATAAGTCCTCCTTTGACTTGGTGTTGTAAAACTTCTACAACATTACATAAAGGGAGTTAACTTCACGAGGCTCTGACAGAACCCTACTTTCGTGTAGTTGTCTCCATTAGCCACCACAACTTGTGGTACCTTTGGCGACCCTTGGCATCCCGAAAATACGGGTTTCTCATTGGCCAAGACCCGCGGACATGATTTTGATGGTATCTCTGTCATGTCAACTATCTCAGTTTCTTTGCGAAACGTTTAATATATACCCCATAGATTCGAAATCTCCCGAGAAACTGGTGATTATCGACGCATTTTGGAGATATCTTGTGCTTCTTCGTCCGAAAACACAGGCACCGCATTTGACTTGTGCATAGTGGCAATGCCTTTGACCTTGGTTCCTGTGTAGACTGGATTAGGTCGCAATACTGCATTGCCACCTGTGTTCACGCTCTTGATGTGAGCAGTACTACGGTCTGCCGGAATGGCAAGACTGTAATTTCCCTTGAGTGGTTCTGCAGACAATGCTCGTTTACGCTTCTTGTCTTCAATTTCTACAGCCCATTTCTTCTGTAGTTCTTTCCAACTTTCGTCCAATTCTCTAGCCTTTCTAGCGTGTTCAGCTGATGCAAACTTTTGCTTGCCTTTGCGTTTACCTGTGGTACTAAGCCACGGGCCTTCTAAATGCATTGTCAAAAGAAACCTCCAAACTTGTTAAACTATGTTAGTAGTATAACATTTAGTTTGGAGGTTGTCAAGACCCAATATTACAAATCTATAGTTTCGGGATCTACCAATGCCAATTCTTCAAATCCCCAACTCCTTTCCTCGCAAGAATAACATAAATTGCATTTTCCTCTGAGCTGCCGAGAACAAGAATGTGTATATGGTATTATAAAGTCAGTTCCTAGTTTGTACAATATATCAGTCATGTGTGGTTTAAGTAGATCCAAAAAAGGTTGCTGATACAATGGAGTTTGTTTGTAGACAAAACCTAGGCTGCCTTTGAATATTTTAATATCCGGCGATGGCATATTGTTTCCGCTCAGATAAATTTGTCCGTTAAACTGTTTGCATGTTTCAGCAACAACATTAGAGTCCATTCTTCCCTGGCGAATTGCCTCTTCAGTATTAGGAATATTATTCACGTGCAATATGCCAACTTGAAAATGGTCTTCAAACTGCTTTAAAATACGAGTTGCATACCTTGTCTCGCCTGTTGGTTTTTCTATAGTGAAAGCAGTCAATGATACTGTTTTTAATCGATCAGTCTGATATAGTTCTGTTAAAATTAAAGATAACATTGCAGACGAGTCTAAACCGCCCGACATAAAAATTCCAATATTATCTACTTCCGGAATAGTAAAAGTAAACTCGCGTTCTAGGTGTTTAGGTCCAATTGTTATTTTCATACTGTGGTTATTTATTAAATACAGAATGACCACTGATCCTAAATTTGCTTTTCCTACTAAACCAAACGACTTTTCATCGTCTTTAAATATCGATGTATCAACCGAACATTTAATGTGCGAAATGCAATTAAGTGCAATAGGTTGCTGGGAGCCTTTAGATTTTTTAATTGATCAGTCAATTTGGGAAGACGACAAGGGTAGGCTTAAAGACCTATGGCGACCGTTCCAGCCAAAAGAAGGAATAACCAACGATAGAGATTCAATTTTATTGTTTGGGTTGAACGGTGACACTGCAATCAGTCCAACGGGATTGTCGCACGTTCACGCAAAAATAGGTCGTTTTCCAAAAGAAACTGAATTTACCTATCCAACTGATGCTGTTCCTCTACTACATTCTTGTCAGGAAATTATGGAATTCTTCTCCCCTATGTGTCGTAGTTTTATCATAAGATTAAATGCCGGCGGCTTTTACCCAAGACACAGAGATCACTTTTTACTTAATCGTGATACATTTAGGCTTGTTACTTTTTTAGGTAACTCGAGCGATAATTTGGAATGGGAAGTAGAAGGTAATATTAAAACATTTTTACCAAATACTACCTACTATATCGATACTAGAAAAATGCATAGACTATCGTCGTGGAATCACGGCTCAACTATGATAGTATGGAATGTTCGAAAAACATGGGTCAACGTTCTAAAAGTTTTAACACGATTAAAACATAAATGAACAGTATCAGCTGTTCAACACCTTAGCAACTGAATTCATAACTGCCGCGATTCTACCAATGTCACGCAGTTGCTCTACACTATAGCCTTCTGTTTTTAGTGTTTCATAATGTGCTTTCACACAGAAGTGACACTTGCCCACAATACTAGCTGCCAAAGAGAATGCTTCAAAATTTGCCTTAGTAGTTCCGCCGTGACTAGCAATAGCGTTCATGCGTAACTGTGCTGGCAATCCTTTTAGACTAGGATCATCTGCCATTTCAACGTAAGGGTACCATACATTGTTCTGTGCCATAATACTAGCGGCTGTCATTGCAGAGTCAGCATGTACTGGAGCATCTGCTAACAACACCGCAAGCACCTTGCCGTTGCCAGTTGCGGCCAATGCAGCCACAGCACACCCCATAGCCACATCTGCATCTAGTGTACTACGCAAAAGGACAGCGTCCAAGTTTAACTTAGTGTCCTTTGCGTATTCTGGTAATACGCCTTTTACTGATTCAATAAAACTCATTTTATGCTACCTCATCTTTCTTATCGCTAGGGAATTTTGCACTAGTGTATCGAATAACCAATACGCTGATGGCAATAATAAATGTGGAACCAGCCACTGACAGCATCTCAACAATGTTGATGGGCTGGTGACTCATGATGTCTACCATGTGCCGGGTCAATGCAGTTATTGCTATGTAAAGTAGAAACCTAACAGGCATATGATTGGTTCTAAAGTAAATCCCAACCATGGCCCCAATTTCCAAATAGATAAACATTAGCAACAAGTCGGCAACTCCGGCATGGTGCTTCTGGAACATTTCAAAAAACGTCCAGCCAGCGGCCCATACCGTTGCGGCGCCTATTCCAAAAAGTGCCAATCGGTGAAAAATATCAACTAAAGTATTTCCAACACGATCAACATTTTTTGTGTTTAACATTATAGAGTCTCTCCGCCCACTGTACGATTACAAGCACAGAGTTCACCTGTTTGTAGCGCATCCAACACACGAAGTGTTTCTTCTGGGCTACGACCAACATTTAAGTTATTGACTGTAACATGCTGAATCTCGTTGCTTGGATCAACAATGAATGTGGCACGTAATGCCGCACCAGCTGGAGCATAGAACACACCCAGTTGTTCAATCAAGCTCAACTCACCACGCTGTGTATCAGCAAACTGGTGATGTGTGATTTTCTTCAAATCAGCGTGTGCAGTCTGCCATGCTACTTTACAGAACTCATTATCTGTTGAACCTGTTAGCAGGACTGCATCACGGTCAGCAAAGTCTTGTGTCAACTTGTCGTAGGCCACAATCTCTGTTGGGCAAACAAATGTAAAGTCTTTTGGATAGTAAACGATTACTTTCCACTTGCCTTCGAAACTATTTTCTGTAATAGTGTAGAACGCATCTTCTGGTTGTCCTGGCTTGACACCTGTAATTGCGAATGGGGCTAATTTATCTCCAACTGTTTTCATGCTTATATCTCCTTGTGTGTGAATGAAACAATAATTATTGTACATTTATTTACGCTATAAATCAATGGTTTTCCATTAGTTTTGACTAATATTTTTTAATGGCACTAATAGGAAGAACTAATAATAGAAAAGGCTCCGAAGAGCCTTTGGTAAATTGTAAAGTGTTTACACTACCGGAGTATACTCAATACCTGTAGTTGCTAGACCAACTAACCCAATAGTAGTTTCAAAAGCTGCCAACTCGCTGGCAGCAACTAAGACGTCAGCCTGACTCAACTTGTTGTTGGTCATCCATGCTGTGTAGTCTGTAACCTGTGTCAATGTAGCATCAGTGCCGTAGACATTTTTGTAAACGTGCTTGATAAATGTTTCATTGCTAACACCACCTGCATCTGTTTTGTAAACATCTGTGGCTAACAATGCTGTGGCTAATTCCTTGTTGGTCCAACCTGAATCAGCAAGTCGAATGCCAACACCTGTATAGGCTTTGGTAACATCAGCTGTACCAAGTGCGGCAGCTAACAATGCGTAAACATCACCTGCACGACCTGCGGCATCATAGGCAACAGCCTTGTCCGTGAACACCACACGCTCGTGGTTGGCAAGATTGAATTCCATGTTGCTGACCAATGTGCTGGCTAACTTTACATTGTCAGCAGTTTTAGTAACTGTGAACTCTGTGCTCTTGCCACCCATTGCATAAGTGTCAACTCCGGTAGTACCAGTAACGTCAACTGTGATATCCACTGTGCCATCACCTGCGCGACCTGTACCCACTACACCAAAGGTGGCAATCTTACCTGCGGTGCCAACTGTGGCCACTGTGACGATCAAGTTGTTAGCCACTGCGCCGCCTAATGCTGTACCAGCAAGGGTGATTGTGTCGCCGGCAAGGTAACCTGTACCTGCACTGGCTGCTAGACTGTCTAGAACAACAGAGTATACTCCGTCTGTTTTAGTAACATCAAACGCAGCACCGGTTCCGGTTCCGCCTGTTAGGCCTGTGACATTTTGGTAAGTGGCATTTATTGCCTTGTCTTTAATTGTAATTGTAGTTGTCATAATTTTCCTTGTAAAATGATCATAAACTAATTTAGTTGTTTATTCTACCATTGTACACGAACTTTCTAATAAAACATGTGCGTACACGCACAACTTTGAAACGATATGTTAGATATGATGTCCAAAAGAAAGCACCCGAAGGTGCTTTCACTATTTTGGATGACAAGGCATAGTTGCCTCGGAGATCACGCTGCTAGAGCGTAGGCCTCATTTGTAATTGCGTTTGCATTTACGGTTTTTGTGTCTTCGACCGGGTCACCCCAATCCTAACGGCTTCTACATTGCCGGACTGTCCATTTCAATACTCTTGACCCAATCGATAGCCTGGTCACCCCCACCTAAATATACCTTATACACTTAGGTGGAGGTGGTGGGAGTCGAACCCACGTCTTGAATCCTTTTCTGTCTACTTCATACAGTCTTAACTTACAGTATATATTTATTTGAGGTTGTTGTCAAGTAAAAAGGTCGTCTAATTCTTTAGCCTGTTGCGCCTGTTTTTGTGCGGCTACCTGTTTTGCTTGAACAGTAGGATGTTGTGCTCCTGACATTTTTTGATACCATTTACGGCGATCAACTAATTCATCGGTGTTGTAAGAAGCATAATATTGTGTCGGTTGCATCCATATTTCATGTTCTTTTTCATACTGTTTGTTCTGTAATCCCAATCCCTTAACCATTGCGGCGAAATCTAATAAGAAATATTGAGGACTAAACTTCTTCTGTACAACATGAAAATTTTTATTACCGCTAGCCTGGTGTTTAAAGAAAAATTCAGCGCCTGATAGTTTAGGAGAATAAGCAACTGCTACTTTGTTTCTAGCCTGTGCTGTTTTGTTTATATCACCTATTGTGCGATAGATGACTTTAATACCACTAGGTGGTGTTTGATATGATTTAGAGAGTGGACTAGCAAGTATAGTTTTGGCGGCCCACTCGACTTCTTCTAGTGACCCATTACTTTGCCATAGATAAAAAGCCTTGCGGAAATTTTCGTCTAGAGAAGAATTTTGCTGGGTAAACCAACCTTCAGTAATGATTTCATTTATACGCATCTAGTATTTAACTACATTTTGACAGTTAAGTCAATGTCTTCTTGTTGCTTTTGGACTTCTTTTTTAGGACGAATAGGTTCTAACCAAGAATCTGGAATATAGGCCTTTGGAGTATCTCCGTACATATTGCTCAATCCAAATTCTGTAGCTATCCACCAAAAGTGATCTGTAATAGCAGCCTTACACACAATTCCCTTAAACTCGAATTCCTCACCTTGCGTAAAATGTCCCACATACTCATCAACTAACACAGTTTTACCTATGTTTGTAGGCCGTATGCTCATGATAATTTTGGCAAGGTCGCCTTGTTCACATTTCATTGTGTTTCATCAGTTTAGTGTGCAGGATCATATTCTCAGTGACCAGTTTGGTAATAGTGGCCAACATGATCAATCGATCAGCATCTGTAACCGTTTCTTTGTCAAACTGTTCTAGGATACTGGAGCCGATCATTCGCATGGTCTGTTCTTGGCCTTTGGAAAATAATCCCCAGTCAAAGGGATCTCCTTCTTCGTGAGCAAAGGCAATGTCTACAAGTTCATCGAGGGTTATTTTAGCCATGCTATTTTTTCTCCGGCAGCTTTTCTTCTGTCATATTCTTCTGGTGTGCTAGGATATCTCCAGGCCCATACAGCCACAAGAGCCATAAAGATACCTGTATAAATAACACCACGTAACGGTACTGAACCAACACTCATTAAGATTAGACTTAATGACATCATACCAAGCATAAGGTATTTCATTTTTTGTGGGAATACACGCTTCTCACTCCAGTTGCGTAAGAACGGACCAAACAGTTTGTGATTCATGATCCAGTTATGCATACGCTCTGAACTTCTTGCAAAACAAAAAGCACTTGCAACCACAAAAGGACTATAAGGAATGCCTGGAGTTATAACTCCTATGTATGCCATTGCTAGACAAAGACAACCTAGAACGAAAAAGAACGCTTTTTTTAATTTAATCATATTATTTAAGAATTAGCAAATACATTTGACGAGCCAGTTAATGGGTCGCCGCAGGTGCATGCATCTCCTTGACGGTTAACTGGTTTGTTTCCAGCAAATACATTTCCACTTGCAGCCTGTGTTTTAGGACCGCCGTGGGCTCCTGAGCCGTGGCCTTGAACAGACGCTGCTGTGACTGATATAGGAGCATTGTTGACTATCACTGAAGGAACAAGTGCTTCAATAACTAGGCCGCCACAGTTGTCTACATTAACTCTTGCTACGCCTGGCATGATATTAGGCCAGCGCAATGCCAGTAGTTGATTCGAGAAACTGTTTGGCAAACTGTGCATCTGTTGCTTCGGCTACAGTAACAGTTGATTTTTGTAACTTGATTTCAGTGTCCGGATTAACTGTAAACAGGTAGGGCATTAGCCCTGGACCTTTTGGTCCCATTCCGATTACTTGTGGGTTCTTGAGTTTGTAATAAGCTGCCCCGTCTTCTACTAATTTGGCCACAATCTCTTCGCCGCTTGTTAGTTTAAGTGTGATAACTTCGCCTGCGCTTACGCCTTTATTAATTAACATTTTATACCTTTTCTAGATGTTGTTTTAATTCTGTAAATCCACCAATCAGTTCTTCGCCGATAAAAATCTGCGGAACTGTTCGTGCTGTTGGAACAGCTTCCAATAGTTCTTCTCGAGTATATCCGTCTCCAATTTTCTTCTCTTCAAACGGAATACCTCGTTGTGTTAACAATGCCTTTGCTTGATCGCAATAAGGGCAGTGGTACTTTGACCATACAGTTGCTTTCATTTTTTTCCTTAACTTGAATATATAACTCTGCCTTTTTTATCAAGAACTCTGACCAATATGGCTCCTTTGGCTTTTTTGGCTAGTGCCATAGAGATGGCCTGTGCCTCTGTTCCACCGCCACCTAACGAATTCCAAGATTCAAAAGGACTTTTACTTTTAAATTGTACCTTGTACATATATATTCCTAGATGGCCGGTAGCTCATCGTAATCTAGGCTTTCTCCCATTATGCCAATGACATAATTTGTACTTTCACTTTCTTGTAGTGCTGTTTGTTTCTTGCTGGTATCAGTATGCTTGTTAAACCAAGGAATTGGAGTTGACTTGGGAGCCGTCGCCTGATACTTGATGCCAATTTGTTTTAGTGCATCTACTGCTGTGTAGTCCACAAAGTCACGCAGAATGTTTGCGTTGAGTCCGATAACTGGTCCCATCTTGAACAGGTATGTTGCCCAGTCTTTTTCTTCACGGATCACATCCATGTACAGTGCATATACTTCTGCTTCGCACTCTTGTTTAGCATCCGCAAAACGAGTATCCTCTTTGACCACTTGATTGATCAAGTAAGCAGTCCAGCCCTTGTGTAACAGTTCGTCTTGTAAGATTAGGCTGATAATGTTACCGTTACCAATAAAGATCTTGTTCTCTACCATAGCCAGGCTGGTGGCAAATGATACCATAAAGCGGAATGCTTCTAGTGCATAACTTGCGTGTAAGGCCATCCAAATTGCTCGAATGTGTTCTTTTTCTGTAACTGTTTCGCCTAGTTGTTTACGGCAGTTGATAACGTGCAGTGCTTCATAGTAGTTGCCAAC